AGCGACGGAGCTACCTCAAACCAGCTATTAATAAGTAGCTCATTAAGTACGTCGTAAATCTGTGTACCGTCGTAATCTTTAGCTAGTGCATCGGGAAATAGCGCCTTAGTCAGCTTAGATAGAGATCCCACGGCTAACACGGTACCTACGGTTACAAACCCGTACTCCTCCGGGCTACGTACTGAAATACCAAAATCGGATACCTGCCCACCAAACACCGGTATGTATACGCCTGAGCTGTTTTTCAGCTCGAGTACGAGCGCATCGGTTACATCGATGTCAAAAGCCTGAGAGTTAGTATTTAGGATCTCCATACGGGCATAGCCGGCATTGCATTGGAGATCGATGTCATCGCGGCCCGTTGCCATAGTCACGCTTAGCACGTTCGTATATTCAGTCGTACCTACAATTATTTTCCACTCGGGTAACCACGCGCTCACTCTACGTATACTCCCGAGCCGCGATTAGTTGAGGTGCCTCGATATCCGGATTGGTTAAGAATATTTTCAAAAGTTCTAGCTAATCCCTCGGGATCTGTACCGTAGCCCGCGTTAATTGTTATGTAGTACTGAGCCGCCGCTTGAGCTGCATAACGTGCGCCGCTGCTCGCAGCTGAAAGGCTTAGGCCGGAGGCTAAACCCTGCCTCAATGAGCCTTGAGCAGTCGGATCGCTTAACGATATTTTTGCTAAAGAAGCTGCGTACTCCGCCTCAGCTCTAGCTTGATAGTTAGCGCCTCGTACGGCGCTAGAAATATCGGCTCCACCGACTAAAGCCTTAAAAAATTGATCCGTAACACTCTGCGAGGCAAAATTAACATCCTCTACTAACTTAGCTATTACCGGATTATTAACGGTAAAATCTTTAGTGTTTTTTGGAATTGTATAAACCGGAGCATCGGTAGCACCCGGAGTTGCGGTAGACCCGGTACCGACTTTGCCTAAAGCCGCCGCGTACTCTTGCAGCGCCTTAAGTCGAGCATCATCGGCCGCCTTTTGTGCCTTGGCTACGCGGTCGATCATCGATAACTCGGCGGACTCACGTAATAGAGCTGCAGTATTAGCAGCGCTCGTAGTCTTACTGATAGAGGCTAAACGTGCTATCTCGGTTAGTTGGATCTGTACGCGCTCGCTATATGACTCTTTAGCGGCTAACTGTCCAGCTGCGACTATGGCGGCGTTATATTTCTTAAACGCCTCCTCACGTGCTAGTTCTTTATCGCCCTCGGCCATTTTAGACTTATTAATAGCAGAAAGTTCAGCTAGCAGCTGAGTATTAATATCTAGCAGCGTAGCTTCGCTGATCTGTTTAATACCGGCTAATTTGGCCATGTCTGCATTTTTTTGCAAAGCTGCCAGCTCGTTAATTTTTTTAAGTGCTAACTCGCCGTTATCATTTTCGATAGCTTGTAAAGCCTCAAGGCGTAGAATCGTATCTTTATCATAGGTAGCACGTAGAGCCGCCGCGATAGAGATACGGTTAGTGTCAAACACCGCCGCAGCCTTTGATAACGAAAGTTTATTTTTCTCGGCTAATTCTTGTTTTTTAAGTAAGGCTAATCTTTCCTTTTCGCGTTTAGCTGCCGCTGCCGCCGCTGCGGCTCTAGCCTTGTCCGCCTTTACTTGAGCATCGGTAGCACCCGATACCGTCATAGGTGTAGTAAACGGCCTAGGCTTGATTCTATCGGCTGCGCCTAAATCTTTAATAAACTTAAGGTACGAAATATTATAAACATATTCCCAGTCCTTAGTATCAAAGCCCGGTATAGTTTTTAATTTTTCGGCTAATATTCCAATACCACGGATAACGTCGGCAGTATTGAGGGCGGCCTTTTCCATATTCGCAGCTAAGTTAGCTACCGAATTATCCTCACCTAACCCAGATAAAGCATCGACTAAACCTTTACCTATGATTTCCTGAGCGTTGCCTGCGGCTTCTCTTAGTACGCGCATCTTGCCGGCGTAAGTCTCAAGCTCGGCCGTAGCTGATCCGGCAAAAGTTTTAGTTAATAATGTAACTGCATCATTAAAATCTAAGGTCTTTAATTCTGACTGTGTAAGGCCTAGGTTATATTTTCTAAGGCCTTTAGTGTTGCCCACGTATAGCGCTGCGAGATCCTGATTTACCGTTAATAAATCTTGGCCCGATCCAGCGGCCACGTCTAGCGAAAGGTTTAATAGATCCTGAGCTTTAGCCGTATCACCGGTTACGGTTACGAGTTTCTGAAAAGCCTCACGTAATACTTCTCCCTCGTAGCCAAACTTGGCCGATATATCTCCGAGTTTCTTTTCGATAATATCCGTATCGAAAGATAGCCCTAGATTTTTTAATACTGTCTCGAGGCGCTTGGCTGACTTCTCGTTTTCGGCAAAAGCCTTAACGGCATTTTTACCGTAAGCCAACATAGCCGCAGCGCCAAAAGTAACGCCTAGAGTTTTAGCTACGCTTTTTATGCCTTTCTCAAAGCCGCCTAATTGCTTTTGGCCTTTGCCTAAGGCTTTACCGTCCCACGTAGATACGGCACTTACGACAAGGCTAGGTAAATTTCTCATTATGCCGCCTTAGCGTATCGGCCTTGGTTAAAAGCGTTCACGGTATTTTCTATAGCTTTAATTACCGAGCCTTGTACTTTACCTTGATCCTCGGCCCAAGCTCTAAAGATCATACGGCCACGGTTTTCGCGACCATCGCCATATAGAGGCCCCATACGACTAACAAAATTAGCACCGGCGTTAGGGTTATTAGATTTACTTTTAGGCGATCCTCCGGGATTAGTACGGCCGGCGGTCTCATAGATTGCACCTGAGGCAGATTTATTAGCAATGTAGTACATAGCTCTAAAGCCATTTTTATTACGCTCACTTGGAGTAGCTGAGTAATAGATACCTTTACGAGCTGCCTGAGCATCATAAAAAGGAAAACGGCGTAAACTACCGCTCTCGTTAAAAGTTCTAAACGCAGAATTACGGGCCGTAATCTTTTTGCCTTGAGTACCCTCGTCCCAGTTATAAAGGCCACCCGGCGCGGACGATGGCGCATAGCCTCGAGCCTTATCCCGTATCGGGATCATAATGCCTTTAATCTCTTTATTCATTTCTTTTAATAGCTCGGGATCTATTTTACGGATCGCGCGTAGAGTCTCTTTATACCCGTCTAGTTTTACGGACATTTTTAGACTCCTCCGCTTGCTCGTTTAATACTCTGACTAACATCTTAAACATCTCAGTATCGAGATCGAGTACCGCTTGAGGCGGGATCCCTAACCGTATTGATAGTTGCGCTACCAAGTGAGTTAGAGAATCCCGCCCTAGCTTAAAGGCTCGTCGTCTAATACCTCGACTCGAGTTAATGTATCTAAAAACTCAGGGCCAAAACTTTTTACGGTTTCGCCGCTAGTCCTAATACACTCCCAAGCTAACCAAAATAAATCGGTCTGCTTTTCATCGTCACGAAAGGCCTTATGAAAACCTTTCTTTGCGTAGAGCTCAAAGGCGTACTCGATACGTGGAGTAATTTGGTGCTCTGTTACTTCCCCGGTAGCCCTTGTTATTTTAAGTCGTGCCATTTGATTGCCCCTTTGTTAGTTGGTTATGGTGTGGTGTCTACGACGATTACAGAATTACAAGTAAATGTAATTGATTGCGTTGATATGTCCCCCACGGCACCGTTAATGTCGGTGGTGTTGTTCACAAGCACCGTAGTTTGGTACTCAGGATTGGTTGCTGAAACAACCGCGCTAGTCTGCTTAAGTGTTAGAGGCACTGTAGTACCCCAAGCTGCTTGCAAAGTCTGTAGGACTTCACTGGTAGCAGTATCGTTAAGAAAATCAAGCGTAATTGTTGAAGTTTCTAGGCCTTTAGTAAACTTACGAGATGAGTCTCCCATAGCGGTTACTTCTAGCTCCTCGAATACGCGGTTAATTGTCGCGCTTGTTACGTGATCTGAGAGGTCTACCGAGTTAAGGGTTACGACCACTCCATTTGATAAGAATATGGCCATTAGCCTATTCCTCGCTCTCTGTAGTAGGTGTTGGTGTTGGCTTTGCTTTTGCTACTTTGACCGGTTCAGGCTCGTCTACGATCTGCCCAATCTTTCGCAAAAACTTTAGGTCATCCTCTGTATATGGCATTTGTTACTCCCAGCTCGATAGTACGGATATATTTAGATCGACTGTCAAAAGGTCGCCGCTTTGTACGGATAAAATTGTAGGTGCACTAACGCTTCCTATGTTCATCACGATACTAGAGTCCGCTAATTTTTTTACTACGGCGCATATTAAAGTTTCGATACCGTTAAGGTTCCCTTGATTATCCAACATCGGTACATTACAAATAATGCGAAAGTTCGCCATAGGTGAAATGCCTATGTACTCGTTATTACTTGGAGTCAAATACGGCTCGGCCGGAGATACGATAACCGAGTTGGCAATTATTGTAGGCGGCGGAAAACTAAAGGTACTGTAACTATTAGGAGCATCGATAGCAGCTGCAATAGCTGCACGTAAAGTAGTAATAGGTGCAGGCATAACTAGCCCACCATACTATTCGGGTTTGTGTATCCGGCGATGAGCCCTCGGATTTTGCCGATCATTGAATTTCCAAGGCGGTAGGGGCTCGGGCTAAATCCGTCGATAGATACGCCGCCGGTCTGTGAGACTTGGCGAGCTTGGAAAATGTCAGTGGCCAAGATCATCGCGGCCTCTCTTACGGCCGGGGTAGTTGCGTATGAGTTTGTCTTTGTATCCGTGCCCACGGCTGAGCCGTAGGGGAGTACTCGCGTAAAATTAGCGTTAGCTGCGGTTTTAGCAAACTGTATAAAGCTATATCCGTTAGGCCAATTAAACGCCATATTATTAAATGCTATCGATGGAAACTGAGTAGTAGTGCCGGCCGTCCACGGGATCGTGCCGGTAACTGTATAGGTACCGTTATAAGTTGAGCCGCACCCACTCAAGGTTATTGAATCTCCGGTGCTAAATATTGCAGGGTTAGCGATCATTACCGTAGCTACGTTATTTTGTAGCGCGGTGCCGACTACCGGTGCAGAGTCAAACCATAAAAATTGATTTAGTAAATCTTGAGCAGCTTGGCAACACGTCTCGACGATATCCGACGAGTAAAGGTTTTCGATGCCGAGGTTAGCGCGTAGCTCGGCTTCGGTTACGTACGTTGCAGGCATCTTATTCTCCTTACTTACTAGGGCCGGGAGGACTCAAAGGGCTAAGAGCCCTCCCGACTATTAGTGGTTTACTTAGTTGAGGTTAAACTTCACAATACCCTTAGGCATTTTTGCGATAGTTGCCATGTAGCCGTAAATAGCTACTTGTACCTGTAGGTTTGATACTACGTTTACTGACATATATGCCGTAGGTGATTGGTAAACCGTAAAGGCCTCAGGTGCAAGGATTACGGCTGAGTCGTCGATAGTTGTAGTAGCTGTGAAGTTCTTATCTACATAGAGATCGAGTCCGAGTACGTTGCCTCGAATAGATCCCGGCTGCACTAGACCGCCAGCGTTCATTGGCTGAGATGCTGAGTAAATTGGTCGCCCTGTTGTATCAGTAGCACCCATTAGTAGCTGCCATTGTGAACCGTTAGCGATGTAGTTATTAGCAAAGTAACCTGTAGCTTCGTAAACCTTACGAGCTGAGTCTGAGGCAAACTCAATAATACCTGCTGAGTCTGCATCGCATCCTGAGCTGTACTGACCAGCTGCGATAAGAGCTGCTAGTACTGTTGTATCTAACGTCTTTAGGTAAGCATTTTGTAGCTGATTTGTAAGCTCTGCATAGAAGTTTGGATCTGAGCGCTCTAGTAGTTCTACGCTGATCGTGTTCATACCTGCGTACTTAGATACGGTACCTGTTAAGTAAGCCGTTTCCATGCCTGTATTTTGTACCGCTCCGGCTTCTGCCTCAACGGTTACGACAGGTGCTACGCCTGTACCGCCGCCCGCGGACGTAACGAGTGAGGGCACGTTGATCGTCATACCGTTAGTAGGTAAAACTCCACGTGAGCAAGCATCGATAGCAGGTGTACCAAAACGAGTGTTAGTAGGAAATTCTGCTAAGTACTGAGTAGGTGAAAATGCAGGGTTTGTAGCAAAGCTATCATCGGCTGCGGTTACGTATAGCTTTGAGTCGTCGTTACCTAGAGCTGCCTTAATTTTGTGCTCTGTATAAGCGCCCATAGATGTAATCGGTGTACGTACTCGTTGAGAGTCTAATACGGATGGTCGGATGATCTTACGAGCGGCTTCGACTTTTTCAGCCTCTGCCGGTGCATCTACCGGAGTCTCCTCCGGTGTATTTTCAGGGGCTGTAGTCACAGCTTCCTCGCTTTCGGTTTCTGTTTCGACCTCTACGATTGTCGTAGAGATAGTTGTAGTTTTTTCTTTTGTACTTGTAGCTGCCTCAAGCGCTGCTCGAGCGGCTGCAATATCAGTTACGGAGGCGCTAGAAAAGGCCGCACTCTCAACGAGGCTAACCTCTTTGAGGACCGCCGCCGTTACTAACAGGTAATCACCCATAGGCTTAGAGGCCGTAACATCGACCCCTACGGATAAGCCGCTTACTAGGTTTTCCTGAGCTAATACGAGCGCATCTTGTCCTCGAGTGCTGCTCGATAACTTAAAGGATCCGTATACGCCCTCTGTTGAGTCGCTAAAACTAATTGCGCGACCTACTGGCTTATCGGCTTGATGCTGCATTAGTAATTTAATATTTGATGCCTCAGCGTATGTAATTGAGCCGCGCTCAAACATAACCGGGCCTGCACTTGTAAAACCAATCTCGCCATATGGTGCAACGAGTCCGGAGATCATCCGGCGCTCTGTATCGGCGGCCTGTATCTCTTGGCTAAACGTTAGTAGCACTTGTATCTCCTAGCGGTGTGAGTTGCTCCATTTGTCGGGCTTGATCTACGTTAATTAAATCTAGGTTTAACATTTTCTCGATGATGTCTAAGCGATCC